AACCACACCACCCTGATTACTACTATTATTATTATAAATAGCACAATTGGTAGCAGTACGATTCTCTACACCACCACCAGCATTATATGGTGCGCTGCCGTTAGCATTTCCACCGATAATTTCAAAACCGTTGAGTGTTGTATTAACGGCACCTATCACTACAGTATAACTATTGTTAGCGATAGACGCAGTAGTGAATTTATTTCCAACTGTTGCTGCCTGATTAATTATACTGTCCCCGGCAATTTCGCCACTCAGAATACTTCGGTACTTAGGAATATCCACATACATGTTGAATGTACCAGTTGGTAATTTCATTACTTGCAAGTAACTTACCATCTCACGTTCGTATAGTGTGCTTTCAATACCTTTAAAACCACCATATACATTTACCCCTGCTTTCATTACAAATGACTTACTACGTGCGGTACCGGGTGTTCTTTCGGTTGTGGGTAAGTACTTAAGTCCACCTATTTTCCCTTTTACAAATACGGCATCGCCTGTATTTGCAATATCTATTGCAGCTTGTACATCTTTCTTGGCTGTGAGCCACGTAAGTCCATCACCTGAGTTATCAGCTTTTTCACCATCAACGAATAATGTTTTTGCGCCAACTATTTCATTGCCTTCCTGGTCGATACCGACTGTTGCTATATTCTTATAGCGAAGTGACGCACGCCATGTGTCTCCGCCATCGGAACTTGATACTTCGTACAGGTATTCACCGACTTCGGTAGGAATTGCAAGGTTAGCAAAATACCAGTTTTCGGGGAAAGTAAGTACTACATAATCGTTCAGGTTTATCTTTACGAATAGTTTAATGTACTTAGTCAAATCGAGTAGCCCGGTATTAATTGTTACTGTAAGGTCGGTAGCCGTTGAAATTCGATATAACTTGGTAGGCCTTTCAGGTATTATAATGCCGTTTATTACATCGGTTACTTCGAATTCAATAGGAGACATATTTTCTAAAAGAAACGCTTCCTCTGAGGTTATAAGTCTGTCTGTACCATTTTTATTTACTTTGTTATCAAATGACTCAAATACAAGCGTCCCCGCATTCTTCCCATCATATTGCGAGTACCAAACATCACCATCCTTCACACGCACTGTGTGCAAGGCAGTTCCGGCGGCAATAAGTACAAGGTTTGAATAACCGGCACCGGCTCCTACACATTGATAAATGCCAATTGGCGTAGGAGTATCGGTTGTACGGAGAAATACTTTTTTACCTATTATCCAAACATGCCCTGTTATCCGGATATATCCCGGCTTAGGCGTAATAGTGGGGTTTTCAATCATTGCATCTACCGTCATATCGGAGTAGTCCGGTACTTCTGGTATTTTGGTATCTGTTATGTACCACGAAGTAGTATCGTATTCAAACGAGGCAAATACAGTATCGCCATCGCTATACGTTACTCCGTTTATAATAGTGTCGTTTCGGAATATCTGTATGCTGATCGATTTATCAGCAGTCAAATTTGTGGGCAGTATTACTTCGCCACCCGTGTCGGCTGCATTGGTTACAGATAGCAGTGGAGCTGTGGCGTCAGTCACCGTATATGTGGGCGTGTCGTTGTTTAAGTCAACAGTTTCGTTTACAGGTGGCGTAATACCTGAATCTTTAAGTGCATAAGTGGTGTGTATTTCCCTTCCAAGCGCGTCCTGATTTGCCGAATACGAGTGTATAGCTTGCTCAGCTTCTTCGGCTGATTTGGCATAGTTTACTTGTTTTGTGCCGGTTTCTCCTGTGTATTCTGATTCTACCATTAAGCCTGCTATGCTTGGTATAGATGGCTTATCGCTAAGGCTATTGTAGCTCTTTTCGTTAAGGTCGGCAAGGTTGTGGTTATGGTTTACTGTAGCATATCCACTTAAATCCTGATCACCAGTATTTGATCCATTTAAAACAGATATTCCAAGTTTTGTCTTAATTGTCTCTGTTGTTTCATCTCCAGTGTTAGTACCACTTGTATTTGACAACCTATCTTTATCTAACGCATATACTGGATCTGATTCTGACTGTAATGCAGTCGATAATAGAGTCTTATCCATATCGGTGTAGTTGTTGTCTGTGTGAACATAATTTGCATCTATTACAGTATTAGGATCATTTGGTTCCGCGTATTCTTCTATTGTAGCTAATTTAGCAATTTCAGTATCAAGAACAAGAGAATGATTATTTATCTTTTCTACTAAATTACTCAAGTCTTGATCGCCAGTATTCACACCACTAGTATTATTTAAAACAGAAATATGAGTAGATGTTATATTTTTTGCCTGAGAAGCATTAAATACTGGATCAGTTTCTTCTGGTATTTGAGCTACAAGTGGACTTTCTTCACTACCATCTCCTGTAATTGTAATACCATCAGTATAAACTGTTGACATTCCTCCTGATTCTTCTTCCCATGCAGTAGAATTAAATACTCCTCCAGTAATGTCTGATTTATTTACTAAAACATAAGTAATCTCTTTAGAAATTACATACACTTTAGTAACTCTTTCTTTTAATTGATCTATTTTATTTGCTAAAGCATAAAGTTCTGTAAGATTGGCAACTACTCTATCACCACCTCTTACAAAATCTGAATCCACAATTGCTAAATTTGGATTATTGTGTTCATATATGTCAGGTCTCTTTATTGCCATAATTAACTAAATGCTAAGGAATTATTAGTAAATGCATCTGTTGCATTTGATTTATAAACTCTATAAGTTACAGATGCTCCAAAAGAATTAGTTCCAGAAATATCTGTAAGTTTTGTGAATGCTCCTAAAACAGGAGCGGCTCCATCTTGAATAATACTTGTTAAATCACCGGCAGAAGAAGCATAAGCATAATATGTATATTTTCCTCCTGATGCAGTAATACCATTAATTGTTCTATTTTTATTATTTGTTAAAGATGAATTTCCAAAACTTAAAATTGTATTTAACATATCTTGACTTGTTCCACTTAAACCAATACTATAACCTAAAACAGATTTATAAACAAATGTTATTGTTCCGATTGCTAAGTTTGTAGTTTGTTTTATATCAGTTACAGTTAATCTATAATATAAAACAGAACTATTTAAATAAGTAATATCATTATGAATATAACTTATTGTATTATTTTCTGGAGTATTTATATCAACCCAATTGATATTATCAGTACTTACTTTAAGTGTTCTTGTTAATATTGGACAATTTATAGAATTAACAGTAATTGTTCCATTAATTAAAGTTTCAATATCTCCTTTTTCTTTAGTAACAGTTTCATTTATGTTTGTAGTTGGAGCAACATATGCAACAATTGTTATATTTAATATAGCTGTTGTACTTCCTCCTTTATCATCTGTAACAGTATATCTATAATTAAATGCATTTGTATTTAAAGCAGTATCTGTATAAGAATGAGTATAAGTTGTTAAAGAAGTATTTGTAGTTAATGTCTGCCAAATACTTTCATTAGCTCTTTTTCATTCTAACTTAACTGTACTTACAACCCCATTTAAAGATTTAATAATATATGAAAAATTTAATATTTTATTATGACTTGTAGTAGTATTAAACGGAATAGTAGGAGTAGTTGTAGTTAAAGTAACAGTAGGATTAATTGCTTCTACTGCAATTAAATTAAATACTTCTTCTGCTGTTTTTCCTGTTGACGGGATTGTTTGTCCTGATTCATATTTACCTAAAGTTTTACCATCTGGTAAACTAACAATAATATCATTTTCAAAAGTATTAATTGGAATTATAACTTGTACATTTCCATTTTCATCAGGTAATTCATTATTTACTGATTTTACCGTTCCAAATTGAGAACTATCTATTTCTTCCCAACTATTACTCTTTCTTACATATTGTTTATCATCATTAGGAGCTTCAGAAATAAAATTAGTATCATTTTCAAACTCACTTAATTTAGTATTAACTACAATATCATAATTTGTTTTATTATAGTTTAAAAATATTCCATCTACTATATTTGGAACTGCATAGATTATTGAATTTTTTAATTCTTCTTCTGTAACAACTAATCCAAAATTTATATATTCACCAACTTCAGATAAAATATACATTCCTGGATATTTATGATTTGTTGAGATTGCATCATTTGTAGGATTAGTTGAGGTATTAGCAATTCCCATAAAATGAATTACATATTCTAAATCAGTTATTGCTTGATTTTGAGTATATAAATGAATTAAAGCATTAGTTATAGTTTTAACTAAATGTTCATAATCTGATTTTTGGTAATCTTTTACACATCCGTCAAATCTTATCATTAATTCACATAAATTAGTTAATAACTCGTTTAATGTTTCTGTTTCTGGAAGATTACTTAAATCAAAACAAGAGTTTGTAGAAATCGGGATTATTGGAATATCGTCAACGTTTTGAAAATCTTCATTTTCTATTAAATTTTTACTCATTTCTATTAAATTTTTACTCATTAAGGTAATGTATTTATTTCATTTACGATTAAATTATCATAAATTCTTTGGTTTGTCCAAATTGTTTGAGGTAAACTTACATTTTTATAATATTTGAATGGAGTGTTGTTTACAATCGTCAAATTAGGATTTTTATTTAAAATATTATTCATTAATTTTTGAATTTTTATTTTATCTAATTCACTAATTTCAAACCAGCAAGCTCATTGATATACTGTATTAATTATATGTAAATCTAATAAGTTCTCACTTGTTTTTAAATCTTCTTTAGCAAAATATTGAATATTTTTCAAATAGTTTAAAGAAGATGTAACTATTGATTCTGTATATTTTTCCATAACTAACATCCACAATTTCTTGTATTTATTCTAATATTATTAGAGCAATTACTAAAATTATTTTTTAAAACATCATAAAAATGTTCTGCTTCTTCAAATCTTTCTAATCTCATTGCTTCAGTATGTCCATATAGTATAATAAATGCTCTCCTTGTATCACTATCTAATCCGTCACAACCTCCATCTAAACTTAAAATGCACTGGAGTAAATAATTGTAAATATTACTTACATCAGAACATACTCCAACAGTAGTATTAGTTGATAATTTTGTACCATCTGGTAAAATAGGTTCGGGATCTTCGGAAGTCCATTCGACTCCAAATTCTACATAAAACATTGTAGAACCTCCAAAAATTTCAGTATTTATTCTCATTACTTCTTTTGTAGATTCTTGTTTATATAGAATACTCCCATTTATTCACCCATCATTATTTTCAGGATATAAGGTGGTTGTAAGATAATCATATTTCTTAATAAATAATTTATTAAATATATAATTAGTAGGACATTCAACACTAAACTCCAAATACTTACTATCTGGAGAAATTCTTAATAAATTAATTTGAATTGACATCTTTCTTTGTTATTTTTGCAGATAATCCTAATGTTGCGCACGCTACAATTACATATCCTGCAATTGTAAATACTATTTGAGGAACTCCGTAATATTGTAAATCGAATAATTTATCAGCAGCTAAAACTGCAACAGCACTTGTTCCTAAAGTAATTGAAAAATTTTTTATTTTATTCCAAAATTCGGGAGATTCTGATTTCCATCGATCCTTTAATTCTTCTATTATTTTCATGTTGTATTCTTTATTTCATCATTATTTTTATTATTATCTATCAATTGTAACCCTTCCAGTTGAATTCCTTTTTCTTCAAGTTCTAATTTTTGTTGATTAAATGAACTTAAGTCTTTTGCTTTAAATCATTCTAACTCTTTTTCGAATTGTAGTCTTTCTCTTTCAAGTCTTAATTTTTCTTCATTTAATTGTTGAACTTTTTGTTGAAGTCTTTGAGCCTCTGACGTAGTTTGTTTTAATTGTTGATCAAGTTGTTGAACTTGTTGTCCTAATTTTCCAAGTTGATCATTTTCTTTTTTCTTCTTATCTAAGGATATTTTAACATCTTCTTTCATCTTAGTTAAGCCTTTGGCAGTAATAATTTCTAATAATGTTTCTGGATCAATTAATCCACCTTTTGTTAATTCCATTCCTAATTGTTTAATAGTTTCTTGTTCTTTAATTATTTCAGAACTGTCCGCTATATGAATATCATAATCAGTAACAGTAAAATGTTCAGGTAATGCTGTAAATATTTTGTTAAGTCTATCTCCTAATATAAGTGTTCCACTAATTCCATTCTTATAAACAATCTTAGAAAGGTTTAAAATATCAAGAAGCATTTCTCTTGTCATTAAATCCATTATTTGGTAATATTGTTTAGTAATATAATTAGATTGTCGAACTCCAACTTGTACATTTGTTACTGCATCTTTTTGTTCAATTCCTCCAAGTTTTTCTCTAAATACCCCTGTAATCATTGAACATGTTTCTTCAATTCTTTGGATAGCTAAATCAAATGCTTGAATTGTATTAAATTTAAGTGTATCATCAAATCCATTAAAATTAGTATTAATCATTTGTCCTTCTTGCGATGAATCAATTAATTTTATACCAGCTTTACCGTATGCTTTAAATTTCATTAATCTTTCTGCTAAGTCAGCACCTAAGATTTTAGGAAGATGTGCAACGTCAACCCAGTCTCCAGCTGTTCCAGCTTCTGAGATAACATTATCTCTCATGAAATTAATTAAGTCATATTTATCTTGAAGATTTGCAGTTTTTAATAATAATGAAAAAGGATCTCCGTTTCTATCAGAGTAAAAAATTCCGTTAACTGAGAGAGTGCATTTTTTTCTATCATCAATACTTCTTACAATATTTTCAGCCTTTCCTTTAGGAATGTAAATATTTGTACCAATTCTTACACCTTCGTATCTGTTAACTATATATTCTCCGTTTTCTTTTTCTGTTTTTAATCACTCAACTTCGTAGCATGGAAACACTCTAAAGTATTTAGAAGTATTTCTTTCAAATGGAAGTAAAGGAGTTACCTCAAATCCTCCAAGAATACCGTCACTCATTGTATTACCTGTAATAGAATCATAACTTCTTAAATAAGTTGTTGTTGATCCATCTACTGAGTAATCTTGAATATGATCTAATTCTTCTAAGTCATCTTTTTTAAGATAATCTCCATATTTTGCGAGAATCTGATCTTTAGTTAAATACTCTCTAATTACAGATCTTGCTGAATCTTTTAAATAAACCGATTCTGGATTTCTATCAATAAATGTGTTAACTGGATTCAATATTCTAAGACTTACATTAGTTTCATTTACTGAAGGACATACTTTATAATATCCTGTTCCACTAATTAATAAATCTGTTAATAGTATTTTTCTTTGATTTGTAAAATCAATTGCTCTACTTTGCATAGATCAATCTACAATGTTTTGTCCTGCAATTTCGTAATCAGAAATAAAATTTCTATCAATTGACTCATGTAAGTCATTTAACATTTGCTCTACTTCTTTATCGGGAGTATTTGGTTGTCCACTTGCAACATTATATACGGTATTTTTTAAGTGCTTATTAAGCTCTTGAACAATTGCATTATTTATTTGTAATTGCTTGTCTCGATGGATATTAGATAATGTACTATCATCTTTACAAGAAACTCTTGGAAGAACAGGCGTTGATAAGTATTCACCTATCAATACATCAACATGCTTTCTAACCAATGGAATAAACTCTACTGATGTAGGAGTTCCAATTCCATAGTTTTCTTCAAGATGTCTAAATTGTTCTGGATCTCTCTTACCGTGATAATAATTATATGCTTTAATGATTTGGGTCTTTTCATAAACCAACTCATTAATTGCTCTATCAATATTGTCTAATATCTCTTTTTCTTTACCTTTTCTTTCTTTTTCCATATTAATTTTATTCTTCTCGTGTTTCAGAGTTTCTTAATACTTTATAGACTTCTTGTCTAATATAATTTCTTGCCCTTAATTCTGCATAAACATAATCAAGAAATTCTTGATCTGTTTCACAGTCTATAGCAAATGATGTTTGGACCATATAACTTGGAATTCCTAAAATGCATTTATACCCAGGATTGAGTTTTTCAACTCGAATCAATCCAATGTATTCTGCTTTATATCAAGTCTTTATATAATCACGAATCGCTTGAGCTAATTCTTGTTCTTGCATCTTTTTCTTCGTTTGTTTTAGGAATTATTCCATAATGTTTATAACCTTTACTATCTTTTCACCAACCTATGTCTTGAAATACTTTTCCTTTTGGTTCTCTTGCTTCAGGTTTTTTAAATGATAATTCTTCATCTCCTAATTCGGCCATTCCCATTGCGGCAACGATATCAAATTCTTTTTTCTTTTCATCTGAATAATTAAGAAGTTGTTCTACCATTTCTAAATAACTCATGGTATAAGTATAATCCAAACAATAATCGTATATTAATTCTCTATAGTGTTCTATTACTTTTAAACTTGCTGGAGCTCCAAACATATTAGCATTTCCCTTTGTTACGTCTGACATTGTCGATCTGGGTCTCTTCATTAAAAGATGGCTGTATTTTTGATCTCTAAAATATGTAATAATTGCAGTACGAGTAGACTCTAATACTGCTTGACATCCGTAATAAGTTAATAGTTTTGCAGCAATCTCATAAGCTTCTCTAGGGTCTCTAGGTCTATCTTTATACATTGCAACATATGTTGGGTCTTGTGTTCCAAATACTCTTTTCTTAATTACAATACAGAACTGAGATGGTTTTTTATCTGTTCCTGTAGAGTCTGCTGTTCCAATATCAATAGAGTCAATTCCTCCAACATATAAGTTTTTATAGTCGGTTCCTTCAGCTGACATTAATGGATGTTCTAATATTAAGATTTTTCCGGATTCATCGTCTTGTCTTCATTTAACTCCGTCTGGTCTATCATCTGCGTCGCGCTTCCATGTTAAATGTCCACGTTTTGGCATTGGTACATCTTTATATATTTCTATTCTTGCCATTTGCTCAGCTAATTCTTCACGAGGGAACATGTTGTCACCTTGTTGAATCAATGCTTCTTCAATTGTAAAACAATACTCTGCTTTATATATAAGAAGTGCTTTTGGATCACCTGCTTTTTTTAGTCTTTCTTTTTCAAATCTTTCTTTAGCTCTTTGTAAATTACATCATCCTCTTTTATCAACATATTCTACTCCAGGATCTTCGAACATTGCATTTCGATACGCAGGAATAAACATTGATGAAGTAATATATCTTCCGTCTGGCGTATAATTATGATAGTGAGGTAATATGTTAAATACGTCTGGTTTATTAGCTAATTCTCTAATTCCTTCTACTGATGGACCACTATCCCCACCTGTACCTCATGCAATACGAGTTCCAATCTTTCTACCCATTACAGTTACAAGAGCTTCACCCTGTAAATATGATTTGGTAAATACTTTATTAGAACCAATTTCTTCAAAGAATAATCGTTCAACACGGTCTCCGCGAACTTTCTGAGGATTGTCAGCAACACGTCCTTCAATCTCAGCCAAGTGTCCAAATTCTTTACCTTCTTTATCTTTCTTAGAAGCACGTTTGTGCATATCAGTATTTTTTACCATCCTGACTCTTTTGAATCCACCTTCGGTTTCATCATTTAATCAGTCAAGCTGTGATCAGATTTTCGTTAAAAGAGGGTTTAAGTGATTCTCAGAGAATGCTGTGGCAAGTACTCTATAATTAGGAGTTGTAATGAATGGTCTCACACACAATGATGCTGCCATTTCAGAGAACCCAAGTGAACGAGCCTTTACAAGACCAACGTCTTTCTTAAGTATTTCACACATTTCAACATAGTGAAAATATTCATACTGAAATACAAAGAATCTAGGAAATGCAAGGTTACGTCCAGAAGAAGCTTTAGCTCCTTCTTCAGAGTCTTTAAGTCGATAAAAATTTAATCAAAAATAATTATCTCCTGTTAATCTATATCCATTTGATTCATATCCTTCTATACATCTTCTCTTTCTTTCTTTTCAGAAATCACGATGTGTCTTTGAACCAATTATTAATCCACTATACCTTCCTGTTCTTAGTTTATTCTTTGCATCTTCTCTAAATCAATCTGGGTCAAAGTCTAATCCTTGTGTATCATTTATAGGCCGATACTTAGTTATATAGTAAGATTTTTCTGAATCAAAATAATCAATTGGGTCATTTGGTCCATAATCCCATGCTATGCCATCTATTACTTCCATAGTTAATCGAATAATCCGGCTTCTACATTACCACGTAAAGTGTTATCTGCTTCCTCACCTTTTTTAACTTGTAATTCTAAATCTCTAAGTCCAGTAATAATATCTTTTGATCCTTTAATTTCGGCAATTAAGTCCTTACTTTTAAATAAAGGTTTGCCGGTAAGAGGGTCTCTTTCTTGTAAATCAATATGTTCAAAATAATATATTTGATTTTCTACTGCATTCATTGCAGCTTTAAGAAGTCTGATTTCTAATGATGAGTTTTGTAATTCATCATATTTTCTACAAGCTTCTTTAAATACTGAATCTTCAAACTCAGAACTTGTTAGCCCTGAGTCTGCTAAAGATTCATTATGTCTATCTTGTTCTGAGTACTGGAAATAAGGACTACTCCAATCAAAAAATAAATAAATATATTTAAGTTCTTTCCAAGCACGAGCTTTCTTCTTCCCACTTTTATCAGTAGATGTTATATTTCTTTTCTCATCAAGTAATGCGGCAAATTCTCGAATAAGCAATAAGCTTTCGTCATTAATTATTACTGTTTCATTTACATTATCATATATAAAAAATTTCATATTCTTATTTTTTTAAGTTCACCTTTTCTTTTATTCTCTTCATTGACTCTTTATCCATAACCTTATTTACGTTATTAGGAGTATTAAGAGATTTTTGCATTTCTGTTGGGTTAGGATTTGCAATTTTTGCATTCTTTTTAACCTCAGCATCTAATGCAGCTTTATTAAGTTTCGATCCAGCTTCGTTTTTCTTAATTCTGTTTGGAGCTTTTCCTCCTTTTTCAGCAACACCTAATTGCGATTGAGAAGAATTTACATCTCCGCCTGCTTGTTTCTTTTTAACTTTTGTTCCGCATTTAGCAAGTTCAATAGCTTCTTGAAGTATATTCTTTTCTACAGGTTTTTCGATAGTTCCTCCAATACGTTTTTTAGGAGTAGCTTTTGCTATTTTAGCTCCACCACAATTACATGCGCATTTAGATGTCATTTTTCCACCATCTTCTTTGATAGTAATCATTTCACATCCGCATTTGCATTTTTTTGCGACAGATTTTAATTTTTTTAACTTAGCTCCTTTTGCAGCATATTGTGCAGATTGCTGTTGTTGCTCAGTATATTGTTGTTCAAGTGATTCCCATTCTTCATCAGATAACTGTCCGGCAGCTTCTGTTATTTTATTGATATCATCTTGACTTTCTTGAATAAGAGCTGTTCATTCATCTATTGAATTTACTTGTCCATATTTTTCAGGATTTAATTTTTGCGAATAAATATACGCAAAATATGGAAATAATTCTTGTTTCTTTTCGTCAGTCATTTTATAATTTAATTAAGTCTTTTGTGTTAAAAACACCTTCTTGTAATTCGCCTGTCGTCGTGAATCATTTACATAGAATACCTTGTAGGTAATCATTTTTTACATCTGCTGTTCTGATAGTTTTAGTTACTTTGCGTATTACTATCATTGTTGGTTTATTTGGTATATCCTGCCTTAGAGTCACAACATCCCCTGGCAAGAAGAATTGTTTGTTGTCATTAATCATAATTTATCTTGTTGCATTATTACAAACTGTAGTCAATCATTGCTATACATTTTGTATGGTTTTTAATTCATTTTAAATCGTTCTTTTAAACTCTCATTTAACACACATAAAATTTGAGGTTCGCTTGTTAGCTGGTATCCTTGTGACATAAAAGGTACTGGATATGTGGTGCGCGTATCATAATATACATCATCTCCTGGCTTCAGGTATTTTACCTCTGGTCCAACTTCGATAATCTTTGCACATCCTACCAATTGTTTAAGCGTATCCATTTCTCCACTATCAGGATTTTTAAATGAACCTACATAGTCCACAATAATATTTCCCTCTAATGATTTCCTATAAGGATTTACTGGATATGGTAACAAGATTACTTTGTTTAACATTGGTAATATTTCAAGTGTTTGTAACTTTTGATTAAGTTCCTCTTGTTTTTGTTTTTCCAACTCTAAAAATAATTTTCTTGCTTCTTCCGCTTCCTTTTCTTCTTTGGCTTTTTTAAACTCTTCTTCAAATGCGTCTTCGGGTAATATTAACGCTCTTTTATAGTTTTCTTGTTTACCGCCAATAAAAAACTTACCCATTTGTTCTTCTCTAAAACTCATAATTTTAATTCATTTTCATTTTTACATTACCATCTACCCAGAGGACATTTTGCTTCAGGAACTCTACATTTAGAATTAAGTACGCATCCACATCCATTTGTAAATCCGGGTTTATCTACTTTTGAAACCTCATCTGTTTCAGGATTAACATATAATCTTGAATTACAAATAGGTCCAAAGATGTTATCTACTGCAAGTAATTTACACGATCTACATATATTTATTCTTTCATTATATAATTCTTCTTTTCTATTTGTCAAGTTATTGAAGAATCCTTTTGCTATCTGTTCAACAGTAGACATAATATAGTTCCTATTGCGCTTCCTGCTCCTAACCAATATGGTCATGCGTCAGCTTGTTTTTTATATTTTATCTTTAAAGCTTCTTGCTCTTTTGCTCACTTATCTAATTTTTGAAAATCAATATTTTGAATAGTAATAACCGTATCTTTAAATTGGATAATTGAATCTTTGTTTATAATTTGATATTTCTGAGTTTGAATAATCGAATCTTTGATTATTAATTCTTTTTCATTAATCTTATATAATTCAGACTCTCTTTCAAGTTCTGTAATATATACTCTTAAATTTACAAATTCTTGTTTTGTAAAATTATATGCTATAATTGTATCATTATTTTCTTTTGATATTGTTCACTTTTTTAAGGGTTGAGTCCAACCACATAACGTGCTCAATAGCAGAAGCATCATAAATATTTTTAATTTTCTTATCATAGTTTATATTTATTATTCCCTTAACTTGTTCAAGAGAATCAATTTTTTCTTCTAACATTTGTTGTTTTAATATAAGCTTTTGATTAATAGCATCCCTTTCTTTTATTTTTGCATTGTATTCTGATATAATACTATCTTTGCTTTCTCTGTAATAATTTTCTCTTATATCTAAAGTTTTTACACTAAATATAATTCCGAACGCAATTAATACTATAACAAGAAAGTGAACTCCTATACTAAAAATTAATTTTTTCTCTGGACCTTTTAAATTCTTCATGTTCAATTTGGTTTTTGTAAAATCCCAACATTCTCTCTACGTCTGCTTTTAAATACTCACATTCATATGTAGTGCATCCACCATCATGATCGTAATGTATTAAAACCAGCGATTTAATATTTAATTCAGGATACGCTTTTTGAATCATCCATGCATATGTTGATAATTGCAATGAATAATGCCAAAAATTTGTATCTTGTATGTTATTTAATGGGTACTTCATGGTAGAATGTTTCTTTTTCTTTCTATCATAATAGGATTTCTGGTCAATCTTCTTATTCGTGTTGTGTGTAGGAATTAAACTATACCCAAATAAAAAAGTATGTGATGGACTATCTACCTCTAAACATTTAGTAGGTATTGTTTCCACTAATTCAATAGATTTAATATTTCTAAAAGAAGCTTTATCATGTTTTGGAAATTCAATACCTTCCTGATTTCTGATCAAAAAGGGATTATCGCACATCGTAAAACAGACATCCCATCCATCGAACTGTTTTCCATTACAATATTTTTTAGCATATATCTTGGTAGGCTTAACTCCTAGTGTAGCAAGTAATGATATTAAATAATCTGCCTGGTGTTCTCTAGTTGTAGCCATTACAAATCTTTTTCTCTTAGAATTATAATATCCATCTGCATCCATAAATCCTCTTAATAAATCTAATCTTTGTTCATAAGAACTCATTAAGTATTCTATTGGAATATGTTTATTATCCAGTAAATTTAATTTAGATAATTCTGTTCTTAATCCGAATATAGTTCTTAATTCACACCTATTTTCTCCTCCTATATTTTCTCCATAAGTATATCCTCTATGAATAACTTCTTTCCAAAAAGAAGGATTCTCTGCTGTAATAGATCCTGCTACTGAAGTTCCATCTCCTAGCCAATATCCTAAAATGTAAGGATCAATTGGTAATTCTACCTTAGGTCTATTTAATGGTTTAGAATTTATAATTTTTGGAAGAAATCTACTTTCTTTTTTATCCATATAAATATCAAAAGAGTTTTTAAGTTCTTCTGTAGTTAGTATTAACTCTTTATACTTATCAGTGCCTTGTCTAAAATTGATTAACCATCTATGT